CAATCACGCAAGGGGGTGGGTCAACAAAATGAGGGGAGTCGAATCTGTGTACAGTATCTTGGATAGCGTCAGTTCGGCTAATGGATAGCGTCAGTTGGGCTAACGCACAACCCCGAGGGCTGCGTCGGCCAGATTCAGCGTGGCCCTGCCGAACTGCTGGAGCCGGCCAGGCTGCGGCTGCGGAATGGGCTGGTACGCGTGCATGGGCTGCGGCTGCGTTGCCATCCTGGCTGCGAGCTCGACCGCCGCGAGACGTTGCCGCGTCTCGACCAGGAGCGAACTGCCGGCGGCGAGTACGGCGATGATGAGCAGGGCACGGAGCGTGTCGTGGATCATGGCGAAGTCCTTTCGTTGTGCGATTGCCACCCGTTTCGCAGCTTGCGGCAGGCCGGGTGGCCCCACCTTGTGTCGGCAAGTCAGTCGCGCCACCCAGGGCAAACCTCGTCCATCAACGCGTCAACGGCATCGGTGCCGAGGCGGCTTTCGATGGCGTCATAGGCACACGCCCGAACCATCCGCTCGTGCTCGCAGGCAAGGTAGCCGCCGCCAAGCTGGCGAACGATGTCGTAGGCCACGTTGACCGGCTGGGCCTTGATCTTCGCGGTGATGATTTCGACGGCGTGCATGACTTAGTCTCCCGTTGGCGTTGCGTCAGGTCTCACGTGCCCGACTGACGTACTCTAGGGTATCGTCACTTAGGCGTCAAGGGGATGAATCGGATTTTTCTGGAGTGCGTTTTCTGCGGGGAAAACGGGGGTTCCGCTAGAAAAGCTGGCCGGCGGGGCTCGAGACAGCCGCGATCCTCGCCTTTGCTATCTCGACGTACTCGGCTTCGCGTTCGATGCCGATGAAGCGGAAGCCCTCCAGGATCGCCGCCTTGCCCGTGGAGCCGCTGCCCGTGAACGGGTCGAGCACCACGCCGCCGGGTGGCGTGACGAGGCGGCAGAGGTAACGCATGAGGTCGGTGGGCTTCACAGTGGGGTGGTGGTTGCGGCGAGGCAGCGTCCTCCCGATGCCGTCCTTTGCCGTGTAGTTCACCGGCATCGCACCGCTCATCGTGTGGCGTCCTTCATCGCCAACGTCCTTTTCCTCCAGCCCCTCGCACCCTTCATCCCGATCCGCCTTGTTCGCCTTCGCGCAGTAGAAGAAGCGGGCGGCGGAGCCGGATGATCCGTAGCCTTTTTTGTGATCCGGCTGCGGCCCCCATCCGCCGCCATAACCGCAAAACCTTCCTGTGCGAGCGCCTGCCACGCCGTCCTTGCTTTCAGGAAACAGCCCCACCACCTCCTCGCTGCCGTCGTGGATGAGGTTCGCGGGCCAGCGGCCGGAAGGATGCTCGGGGTTGCGAACGTCTCCCATGCCCTGCCCGTAAATGGCATGGCTGTCTTGGTTCTGCTCGCTGACAGTGCCGTCTTTCTTCCGCCAGGTTGACCATGTGCCCGCCACCCTGCACCCATCCACGTTGATCCCGCCCGTGCCATGCGTCAGCACGTTCTCGGCGACGGTGCCGACGAGCGGCTTGCGGGCCACGATGATCGGCTCCCACGCCGGCTTGAGGGCCGTGCCCCAGCCTGACCACTGGCGGGCGGCGTCGGTGGCGGGGGCATCCTGCGGTCGCGGGCACCGGCACGGCGAACCAGACACAAGCCACTTTCCGCAGTCATCGCATTTCTTGTTTCCGGTCGGACCCGCGCGCCGTGTAAAAGCGCCTTCAAACTTGTCGCTTCTCTCTTCACCAGCCGCCTTGTCAATCGCCTTGCTCACGTCGTGCGACTTCGGGAAGCCGCTGCCGTAGACCCACATCACGCAATCCCGAATCTCCCAGCCCGCGTCCTCGATGGCACAGGCCAGCCGGTGATAGGTGCGAGTCCCGCCGAACGCGAGCATGTGGGCACCGGGCTTCGCCACGCGGAGGGCTTCGGTCCAGAACTCCACGCCCGGAACGCCGTGATCCCAGCCCTTGCCCATGAACGACAGACCATACGGCGGATCGCTCACGATGGCATCCACGCTCTCGGCGTCGAGCGTTGCCATCACTTCGCGGCAGTCGCCGTGGTGGATGATGTATGACATGCCGCCAGAGTGGCGAGCATGTCAAGCGCGGCGGCTACTTCTTCCGCCGGGTGGCCTTTTTGGCCGACTTCCGCTTCGCGGCTGGACGCTTCGCCAGGTGCCGTTTGCCCTTGGCCCTGGTGGTGAGATCGTCCTTGGCCTTGTCGGCGGCAGCCGTGGGAATCAGCCAGACACGCTGGCCTACCCGGCGTGCGCCGGGCAGTAGGCCACGCCCCAGGAGCGTGCGAACCCATGCCTCAGAGCAGCCCATTCGCTCGACGGCCTCTAGGACCGTGAGGTATTCGCCGCTGTCGAGTTTCTGTGGCGTCATGGCAACCATCCCTCCAAGGCTAACGCTAACCGCTACTTAGTCAAACCAAACCCACCAGCGTTGCCCCTCGCACTCGCAACGCTGTACACTATCAAAACGCCCGCTTGCGGGCGATTGTGTGAACGGATGGGGTGTAGATCAGCGTCGTGTTCATCGTGGACGGAAGTTTGAACGGATGTTCACCTAACGCTAGACTGTCGCCCCCACATTTTTGGAGGCCCCACGATGACCCTGCGAGACCTGCTTCGAGACCGGATTGCCCCGCTCAAGAACCTCTCCGACCGCTCGGTCGTGATGTACGAGTCCACGCTCGACCGATTCCGCGACTTCCTCGGGCACGAGCCCACCGTCGATGATCTCGATGACCTGACCGCCGCGAAGTTCCTGCGGTGGCGGGCATCCACAGTCCACTCCGCGAAACGCGGGCTCATCTCGCCGGCCAGCCTGGCGAAAGATTCCGCCCACCTGCGGAGCCTATGGACGTGGCTCGCGAAGAAACGCTGGAAGCGGTCAGACGGCGAACTGCTCGAGTTCCCCGACTACGCCCGGCCCCGCGTCCCCAGGCCCGTGCCGAAGGCCTACAAGGCTGAGGAACTAGCCGCACTCGTCAAGACAGCCCGGCACCGCAAAGGGCTTGTCGCGGGCAAGCCAGCAGCCTGGTACTGGACCACGAAACTCCAGGCGATGTTCCAGACCGGCGAACGCATCGGCGCAATCATGCAACTGCGTTGGTCGGAGGTCGATCTGGAGCGGCACACCCTGACGTTCCTGGCGGCTACCCGCAAAGGCCACAGGGAGACGATTACGCGGCCGATCACGCCGGAGTTGGCCCAGGCGTTAGGCATCCACAAAGGGGCTCCTGGCGAGCGTGTGTGGGCCTGGCTCGATGACCGGAAGATGCTGTCGTGCTACTCGTCGCTGAAAGTGCTGTGTCGCGTGGCCGGCGTGCCGTACCTGCCCTTCCACAGCATCCGCAAGGCGACAGCCAGCTACCTCAAGCGGGCCGGGATCTCCGCGAAAAAGCAGTTGGGCCACGCATCGGAGGAGATGGCCGAGACCCACTACTACGACGAAGAGATCACCGGGCGGGAATCGAATCTGGAGCACCTGCCAGACCTCACGGCGAACCCCAGGAAGCCACGGTAGTCGCCAGCCCCGCCGCCAAAAACCCTCATTTCGCCCGCGAAAACAGGGGGGCGAAAAAAATCTTTCATCCCCCATGGACAAGTATTCCGATAGGCGTATAATGCTGGCATGACGCGGGCGAGTGAGACCCGCAAGACGCCAGCCAGGAGAGAAACGATGGACGCCGCCAAGATCGCCGAAATCAGCCGCCGGATTCTTGCGAAGAAGGCCGAAGGCATGAGCATCAAAGAAGCCTTCGCCGCAGTGCTCGGCCAGGACAAGCTCGAGCTGCTGATCGACTCGCTGTACCACGAACTGCGGCAGAAGGCCGCCGCCTGACCACCCGCCCCGCCCGCCGGCACTTCGCCGGCGGGCTCACCCCACAAGACACAAGGACCGAAACGATGGCACACAAGATCCTGGGAATGGCTGAGGAAGGGCACTGCGACCACTGCGGCACGATGTGCCCTCGCCGCCGCGTCGCGGTGCAGGCTGTCTACGCCGACAATAGCACCGGGGAAGTCGAGTTCTGGGGCGTTATCTGTGCCGGCCAGGTTCGCTACGGCAGCCGCTCAACGTCCAACGGCAACCGCGTGCGGGCGGAAGCGGAGAACGCTGACCGCATCGCTGCCGCGAACGCCGCCGAACTCGAGCGGCGTTTCATCGCCCGTACCGCTGGCCCGGCCCCCGAGGGCAGCAACCCGAAAGCAGCGGCGAACATCCGCTACCATCGCACCGGCCGCCCGATTGTGGGCAGCTACTTCCTGGCGAACGCCGCCGGAAACATCGTCCGCGTCGATGGCACTGACGCCGCCGACGTCGCCCTTTACACGTCTCGCGGATACGCGACGGCAGTCTCGGTGCCGGTTCAGCCCGAAAGCATCCCCGCCTGACCCACCACAAGGAGCCCAACCCATGACCCCAACCGAAGCCAGCCACACCTACCGCTCGCGGCACCTCGAAGCCCTGGGGCTTGCCGAGTCGATCGCCATGGCACTACGCGACCGCCCGACAACCGGCCGCGAAAACTGGGGCCACGTCGGCGACATGGAGCACCTGTGCCAGCAACTCCGCGAGATCGAGGACCGCCTCTACGCGAAAGGGGAATATGCTGCCAGCAACCAAGCCCGATGACTGGATCACGGTCCCCGAAGCCGCGAAACTCGCTGACGTGACGCCACGATGGATGCTCTCGCTCATCAAGGATGGCCGCGTCCAAGGGCTGCGAGTCGGGCGAAACTACGTCGTGAGCCGAGCCAGTGCAGCGGCTTACGTGCGGACGGAGAACCAGGGGCGACCACGGCGACAACACTAGCCCGGCGGCGTAGACTGCCGGGGAGTTTCCAGGAAGGGAGTGACGCATGAGCTACATGAAAGACCTCGACATCCGCATCCGCTCGGGCGGCGATGACGCGATTGCGGCGGCGTGCGAACTGATGCCACGCTGGATACCCGTGGGCGAGCGACTGCCGCCACATGACGAGACGGTATTGTTTACATGCGATCTGGGGCCGAACGAAGGCTTTACGGACGTTGCGGCTGGGCGGTGGGAGGGCATGAGAAACGATATAGGACTGCCAGCGATGAGCCCGGTGTGGGGCGACGAAGACGACTGGGGGCCGTGTTCTCACTGGATGCCGCTCCCGGCCCCGCCCAGCGACGACAAGTAGCCACAGAACGCGGAAGCTGAGCGGCGGCCCATGGCCGTCCGCTCCAGCGCTTGGTTCGCCGACGCCCGGCCGGGGCCGGAACCCTGCTTTTCCTCGGGAAATACGGGGGTCGAAAAAAATCTTTCAGCGGGGCTTGCCTTCCGTCCGACGTTAGGTATACTTAGGGCATGACGCGGAACGACAACAACACGAAAGGGACTCCAATGGTTGCCAAGCTTCAAGCCTTCGCCGACACGCTCGACATCAACGAAGCCACGGTCAAGGAGGTCGAGGGTGGGATGTTCATCGAGTTCCGGCTGCACGGCGAAGATTGCGGCCGGTTCCGCTACCTTGGGCTCGCGACGGAAGGCATCCGCAAAATCAAGGCGGCCATGAAGGAAGTCGAGGCCAGCCTGTGACGGCCGACCGCATCACCTTCCGCCTCGGCCCGCTCGCGGGGCCGATGGCGGCCTACTGCGAGAAGCACGACACCACGCCGAGCGAGGCTATCCGGCTGGCGTTGTCGCGGCTCCTGCGAGTTGAGGCACCGGAGATGACGCCGGGCAACCCGGACATCGGCGAGCAGGCAGAGGCAGGGGCAGCGGCGAGATGGAAGAAACGGAAGGGCCGCAAGTAGTCGGCGAACACGGAAGATCAACGGCGGCCACCGGAGGACTCACCATAGGGATGCTGATCGAAAACGCCGACCTGCGGGCCGCGATCAAGCATTTGGGACACAACCCAGTGACGTTCATCAGCCGGGCAAA